TGTGGTTGAAAATTCAAAAGGTATTAGTCTTGTAGCATTAGCAGAAGTTTTAACTTCACTAATAAACTGTGTACCAGGTCTACGAGTAGCACCACCATGAGGATGCACAATCATATTCTCTAAAGTTTTACAGCCTTGAAAATATTTTTGTAAATCTGTTCTACCATCTAATCTAGGTGATAGCTCACCACCAGTAAAATTAGAAAAAGCAAATGTTGATCTAGGCACTATAACCTCGCATTAATAAAGTCACCAGCTTGCAATCTGTTATCGTCATCTGCTGAACCTTCTGTAGCATCAGCAAACCTTGCTTCTTTTAATTTGGCATCATAAAGACCAAACATTCGATCCATTAAAGTAGAGGATTGAGTTATAGGATAACAAAGTTCGGCTGCTAACCTGGCACTTATTGTTTCTATTAGTAGTGTGTCGTATTGTGTTGTGTCAGTAATCTTTGCAACATATTGAATTTTTATAGTTGCTTGATTAGTTAATAAATTTCTTCCTTCTATTCTGTAAGTTTCTTCTCCAGAAAGATTAGAATTTTCAGTTCTTAAAACTCTTAAACAATCCGCTGGTAATGTGTACTGATAGCTCCATTGAAAGTTAGGAGTTTCAGTATTAGCTGCTAGATCAATTCTTTTAATTAAACAGTTCCAGGGATGTGAACGAAAGATGGCATCCCTCACTGGCTCATATCTTTGATTGCATAAGCGACCATTCTTTGAGTTTTCAGTAAGGGAGATAATCGTAGCTCCGCCTAACATATTTAAAGCTGAATTACATATATCTACTGTAGATGCCATCTCTTCTCCTTTTTATTCTACGCTATAAACAACGATACATTTGATGGTGCCAGAAATTGTAGCACCGCCAGTTGTAATTATGACATCTGTCACAGCAGTTGTTCTATGACCTACACCAGTCATTGTTGCTATTGGAGCACCAGTTGATGATCCAGCTAACATTGACTGAGTTTGACCAGCAACATTCCAAGTAGAAGTGGCTGCAATGAATAAATCATCGTCTGCCGCTGTTCCAACTTTAAGTGTTGAAGATCCACCCAATGCATCACATTTAAGAATTAAATCGTGAATTGTTGCGTTAGTAGGTATTCTTGCTATTGATATATCTGAACCAGATGCAAGTGAGGATGCTTCGTAAGTACCATGAAATACTCTGAGCTTTCCTCCAGCAAGTTCGCTGTCTACTTTAACAGTAGGAGTTGCGTCTAGATTAGTTAGTTCTGTTCCTTTTACACTAGCCATTTTTTACTCCTATTCATCACAAGCTATTTCGACAACTTTATCTTCTTCCATTCGCACCGCTCCGATGCTCATGCAGTAGTAAACTTGTGTACTATAACTCTTGTCAGCTCTTTCAGAAATCTTTGCCATAACATCTTTACCAACAGCAAGTTTAATTGCATCAGCAGTAAAGGCATAACAAAGTCTGTCGTCTGTGTTAGTAGCGTCTAAAGACAATCTGTTAGACATAATGAACTCAAATCCTAGGAAAGAATTAACTGTTCCTTGTGCTAAAGCCTTAACAGTGTTGAAGTCAGATGACTTAACTTCTGTTGTGTTTAACAAGTCTGATATTTGAGTTGGTGAACAAACCACATATCTCTTTAAAGATGGGTCAACATCTGCTAAGTCCATTAGTTTTTTTGCTTCTAATAGCTTTGCAACTGTCATTCCATCTGATTGAGATGAACTAAATGGTTTTTGAGATGAAGGAAGAGCTGTAGATGTGGCTCCACTTACTCCAGTTGATGCTGTTCCGCCTAAAGCTGTAATGATAACATCATCCATTGATCTACCCATAGCAGCAGCCGCAGCTCTTGCATAAGTTGATGTAGGATCAATTAACATTCTTACTTTGTCGGATTCATCGACTAAGTCAGCCCATTCGTAATCTTCGAGGCTAACTCTTCTTCTTGCGTGTGGTGTGTCGATTTGGGGAGTGTCACCATGCCTGGATGTTCTTTTGATAGCAGCGGTAGAACCGATTTGCTCAAAAAAAGCATTGTTAGCTTGTACACTCTCAACATCAACAGCACCTCTGAGTTTACTTCCCATTTGTTGCGACAGTAATTGAACATTGTTTTTATACTGTTCAACAAAAGAAGTTGTAATTTGACTTGACATAAGTCTTTCTCCTTTTTTGTGTTGTTGTTATAAATGTTCAGACTAGCTACCGATAAAATCGACTTGTCTTGGATTTTAAAACTTTTGGTTTGCTTGCTTTCAAGCTGTCTTTAAAGACCACCATGTGGCTACCTTTATAATCCAGGCATTACTGCCTAGGAATTTATTCTTCGTCTGGATACATCATCTGTCTTAATTCAAAGACATCTTGCACAGCTCTGTCATGGTTTGGATGGCTCTTATCCCAGTAGGGGGAGCCAGGCACCATGTGCTGGTCAATCTTTCTTTGTGCTTCGTCTGGCGTAAAGACATTTTCTTGTGGTGCATTGATAGGTTGATCTTCACCTACCATAGACGCTAATTTTACAAAACCTTTAATAAGATCTGGATTGTTTCCTAGAGATGAACCATCTGCCAGGGTAATTCCATCTAACTGTTCTTGTGTAAAAACATTCTGTGCTAATCGCATAGCAGAATTTAATTTACTGTCATAGGCTTTACCATATTCTTTTCTTAATAGAGCTTCTGTTTCGGCTCGTTGTGTTTCTACATCCACACTAGAATTTGTTTGTGCTTGTTCTTGTGCTTCATTATAGAAACCTACTAAAGCAGATACTTGTTCGTTATTAAGACCTAGCTCATGTGCTAATGGTTTAAAACTTGTTATCATATCTGACGCTTCACCTTCAATGACATATTCATCTGCTGACGATGGTCTACCCATTTTAGAATAAACTTGTTCTGCAAATTGTTTGATATCTTCTGGTGTGGCGTGTTCGGTGGGTACTGCAATTTTGTCTGCTCCAATAAATTTTTGAGCATTAACAAAAGACTTTGCTAGACCTGGAATATCTACGATGGTTTTCATCGAAGGATCATTTTTTAAATCTTCTGGAAGTTGATCTCTCCAGTTTATTTCAGTAGGCTCAGACACTGGAACTGGTTGTTCTTGTGCTACCTGGTTTTCTTCTACCATTATTTTCTCCTTTAATCATGTTTTTGAGAAATAGGATAACTGTTCTTTGACCTTCTAAGTAAGCAAGGTTGTTAGTGTTGTTATCCATTGTTGTATTATGGATATGAAATCTAAGTTCTAAATCCTCTAATACTTCTGCACCATCTCCCTGTGCAAAAACTTTTTGATATTTTTCTCTAAGTTTTTTTACTTGATCCATTAAGAACTCTCCTCAAACTTTTCATTTTTTAATGCTTCAACAGCAAACTTTTTTAGTTTTTGTAGATTTTTAGTAGATGTATAAAGAAAAAAAGCTTTAGCACACAATGCACCTAATAACTCACTCGTTTCATCTTCTTTACATAACGCTCTTATTTCTAATAATAGTTTTTCTTTTTTATTCATAATAATTACCACCTTTACTAAGTATGTGTATATATGTGTAAGATTTTGGAAAAAAATTCCAAAAAAAAATGGTAATTAATTATTACGGCTTTAGTGCTTCGACCATAGGTGCTGCTTGACCAGCTGCTTTAGCTTGTTCTAGCTCTGCTTGTTGTTGAGCCATTGCTTGTTGTTGTGCAGCTCTTTCTTCTCTTAGCTCTGCAACCTCTGCTTCTGACTTCATAATCTTAGCTGGAACACCTAATACTTCTTGTGTGTGCTTTACAAACTTATCAACATCTAAGTAATCAAACACTGGTGCCATTTGTGCTAGTGGAGCTAACATTTCTAACATTCTAGATGCTGCTGTTATATCACCAGTTCTTTGTGACCTAGCTAATGGTGAAGTGTATTCGATATCAATGGTTTGACCTTGTAAACTTTCTGGTGGTACTGGGAACATATTCATCTTTAACATAATATTAAAACAACGAGTGATAAGTGGCTGTAGCATTTCTCCTTGTAGTCTACCTAAGACTGGAGCTAACATTCTCATCTTCTCTTCGTTTCTTTGTAAAACTTCTGTAGCTGTCATGTTTACTCTTTGAGCTAATAATAACTGATCTACATAAAATGCTTTTCTAATAGCATCTCTTCTTTGTTCTTCGTACTCAACACCAATACCAATGTTGGCATTTGTGTTTAAAGGTTCAATTCTATCTCTTGAACCAGAACGATAAAAATTTAATCCGCCAGGCACAGTTCTAATAGGCAACATAAAACCATCGTCTGGAACGAGTAGAGGGGGGTCGATAACTTTTTGTGCAGCCTTAATTAAAGTTTCTGACATTTTGTTTATCATCTTAATGTCTGGTAGTGCTGTCATGGCTGGTGAACGACCATAAGTTTCGATAGATGACTTTACAAATCTCGGCACTACATAAGGGAACTCATCATAGCCACCTTCACCTAATAGGGTGTTATCTTCTGGATCACAATAAATAGAAGCAAAAGGTTTGTTCTTAGCATCTATCTTATTAGGATTCCGGTCTTCTCTTGGATAAACAACATGAAGTAAATCTATTTCTTCGTAAGGTTCTGCTTCACTAAGTTTTGTAATCTTTTTTGATACATCACCAAACATAGACATAGCACCTTTAGCCGACATCTTAAATTTTCTATAAACTGTATCGACACGACCAAACTCATTTTCTTGAATATAGATTTCAGAAATATGCCTGGTTGAAAATCTTAAAACTTTTTCTTCATCTTGTTCAATCATCATACCAGCAGTTCCAAATGTTATAAGATCTTGATAAAGTTCGTGTATCTCTTGTTGAAAGTTAGAACGATTAAGAACCACATACATTTGCTTTGTACATTCTTCCAACCATTCCATTGCCTTATCATCTGCATTTAGACCTGGCTCTTTGTAATTCATCATAAACCAAGGTGAAGCTGCGTTAGTTAGCATCCCATGTAAGGATGAAGCTAACAGTTCAGCAGCATTAATTGCAGAACTATCAAATACTCTTTCAGTTCTTTTCTCACCTTTACTAAATTTAGTGACGATATCTGCTCTTCTCGGTAAGACATAGTCAGCTATCTCTTGCCAATGTGTTTCCCAAGTTCCCCTGGCTGACTTTAATTTAGAAAATCTTCTTACTAATTCTTGGGTATTAATCATTAACTATCACCTAAATTCTGTTTTGATCCACCTAACAACAAACTAGGCACGCTATAAGGATCATCTTTAAAACCTTGTCTTTGTTTTGCTAAGATACTTTGTGTTGTGACTTTTTCTTTTTTTGGCTTTTTTAATACACTAGAAACAATACTACCTATAGCTCCACCTTTTTTTACAAAAGTAGGTACAATACCTTCTGCTTTTTCTGGCTCTGGTAAAATATTTTTTGATAAACCAGTATCTTTTCTAATTTGTGTGTCGTCTGCTTTACCACCAAATAAAGCTCTACCAGCATCTTTTATAAGTTCACCGCCTGTTGGTGCGTTTGCAGTAATACGACCAGTATAGTCTGCTGCTGTAGCTCCTGTTCTAAAAACTGGCTTACCACCTTTTTGTGTTAATCCTTTTACTTTAGGTGAGCCTTCAACAAACTGAACACCTCTACCATAGTTAGCAGCTTTTTGTAATTCTGCTTCTCTCTTCTTAGATATCTCACCAGCTCCTGGTGCCATAATATTTGACATAATTTTTTCAGTGTTAGCTTTTCTATCTTTATTTTGTGCTGCTGTTGGTGCTGACATAATTAACCTAATAAAGTTTTGTATCCTAAGTTTGCTGGTTCATTAACACCAGTCACAGAAGTTAAAACTGTTCCGCCTTTACCTTTTTTCTTAGATTTTTTTCCTAAATCTCCAGGTTGAGTTGTTTCTGGATCATTAGGTTGAACTGGTAAACCTATATCTCCTATAGGGGGTCTAGGTGTTATGTCTGGACTTGGAGATGGCATAGGTATTAATTTATCTTCTATTTTTTTTAGTGGTTCTGGTGGTTTGCTTTTTGATCTTAAAAATCCCATATTATTATCCTAATAAACTTTTTGTGTTAATATTTGCTTCTGTTTCATCACCCATCATTGATGTTAAGATGGTAGAAGTTCTTCCTTTTTTCTTTTTCGTTTTTTTTACTTGCTCTTCACCAGCATCAATTACATCTTCATCAGATTCATCTGGTGCTTCTGGAAGCGGTGTTGGCTCTGGCATTGGTGGTGGTGGTGTTATTTTTGGTCTTAAAAATCCCATTTAATTTGCTCCGAATACTTGATAATTATTTTCTGCTTTTAGTTGAGGTGCTTGTTTTCCTTTTGTACCTTCTGTTAAAGAAACAGCTGCTACTCTGAGGCTGTCACAAATATGTGAACTCCAATCATGTACTGGCTTGCTAAATAATTTATTATTAACATTCCATTTACGATGGTAATGGCGAAGTGCATCTATCACTATCTCACATTGTTTTTGATCAAAATAACTTCTTGATAACAACATAGATGTCATGTGGATGCCTTCTTCAACAGATAGCTTCGGTGCAACCTTAAACCGAATACCTAACTGATAAGCAACTTCTCTTCTGGTCATACCATTAGAAAAATCGTGTTGTTCTATGTCATGGGGTGCAAAATGCTCTCCATAAACATATTCTCTATTTTTTATATCTTTAATAAAATAAGGTAGACCTTCGCCACTTTGAACCAGGCTATCTATAAAATAGATCTGTCTGCCTATCTCTTGAAAGAATATTATACTGGTACTATCGCTATAGCCTATATCCCAGGCTGTATGTACTGGATACCCAGGGTCATAACTAATATTAGTAATATTTCCTTGTGCATCTAACTTATCTATTATTTTTCCGTATATGGTACCAGAGATAGAAGCAGAGAAGTCACATTCAAATTCTTGACGATACTCTTCTTCCGTCATGTTTTTTCTTAACTGGTTAAGTTCAAACTCATCTATAATACCAGTTTCGCTTGCTTTAAAGACCTTACAGTACCATGCTGGGTCTGCGTTAGCCTTCTTATACAAGTCATACAAATAATTTCTTGTCGATAACGGAGTTCCAATAAATAAACATTTGCCTTTACGATCTGATAGAGCTGGAAGAATTACTTTAGGAAAGACTTCTTCATCAATTAGCTGCACCTCATCCATGACTACAAGATCATAATAATTACCACGCAGTGCATCTGGATTAGCATCGATACCATAAAGGGTTATCCTGGCACCATTGGGAAAGTCACATCGCAGTTCGGTTTCGTTATATTTGATGCCAGGAATTTCTTTAGTGAATTGTTTTATGTAATCCCAGGCTATCGACTTAGCTTGTCGAAATGTTGGAGCTACATAAGCCATTCTAATATTAGGCATGGTATGCGTGAAGGCATACTTAATCATGTGATTAATTCCAGCCATACTTTTGCCACCTCGTCTGTGCATTATGACAACGCTAAATCTAAAGTTCTCCAAGGCATCATGGATTTCTCTTTGTGGTTGTCGAGGCGAGTAGGGTATTAAAATCTGTTTTGCATTTGCCATTTGATTTTTATGCTAATAATTCTTTATTAATAGCTGTGTTAATTTTTTTTCAGCTCTTTCAAATGCTTTCAATTTTTTAGGATCACCTTCAAAACACTCTTGAAAATTTCCATTGAGTATAACAAATGATAAACATTCACTTTCTAATTCAGTTAGTTTCTTTATTTTGTTTTTTATTTTTTTGTTCATACCTTGTGATACAAGTTTTAAAAAAATTTTTACCAAAATAATTTTAATGAACTGTCTTTGATAATGGATTTTGATCTGGCATTGTTGAGAACAAACCCAAGAGTGAGTTAAGATTATTTATAAATTCGATTTGTTCTTCTTTACTTTGAAACTTTGTAAACTCTATGGTGACCTTCAAGGATTTATCATCGTAGTAGATGATGGATTGAATTTCGTTCATGTGTGTGTGAGTGTCTGATTTGGGTTATTTATATATATACGCAGTGCCAGGTGGTTTTGGGGGGTACCCCCCCTCGCACTTTTGCAGAAAACCTTTATGTATCAACGATAAATATTATTACGAGCTACGCTACGCCAGGCATATCAGTTATCACAACCGCTAATAAGCCTTGATAAACAAAGAAAATAAATAAAAAACACCAACATAACCACAAATGTACTCGCACTTCATGTCGTGTGCGTGGAACCATCAGTGTCGTCTGTTAATATTGGGTCTTTACTTGCCTTCGTATCCCATCCAATAGTATAAGCCACTCCTCCTTTATGTTCATTAACAACCTTGTCGTTATACTGTGGCAGTATCTTAGAAGCTATCCATCGTAGGTGTGTGAGCTTCGTGTTCAACAATGTAATGTCTAAGTGTGTCTTGTCTTTAGTAGTAGTCAGCTTCTCCATCTCTTCAAAGCCTTTGTCAAGATTAGTTAAAGCTCCATTCATTCTAGCCTGGGTGACACTGTCTTTGAACTTGTCATCCTTTGACATCCATTCATACACTGTCGTTAGGCTTGGAAACTCCGCTGATGAACAGATCTTGCTTAGTGGTATCCCATTCATCAAGTTGATCTCGATGTCGCTCTTCAATATATCTTTTGATCTGTTCTTCGCTATAGCTTTGGAATTGTTTAAGTTTTGAATAGGCTTTGATTTTACCATCTAATGTTTTAGCTCCAGTAGACATACCACCATGATACTTGCATCGACCATTAGCCAAGGCTTTAGCCTGGCATGGATTACCATCATACTTACGAGAAGCACCACAAATAATCTTGCGTAAAGGTCGTCCTACCATGTTGGAAATTTCATACAGACTGAATCCAGTCTAATACAATCTATATACAATATTGTAGTCTTTGTCGAATTGTTTTTTCGTCATTAACAACAAAGGTCATCATCAATAAATTATTTTTACACTTCTTTGCTAGTGTCGATCTGTGTTTACCAAACACATACTCCATCTTCTTCCAAGGTAGTTTCTTAGCTCGATACCATAGCATCTTGCGTTCCTCTTCATCTTTGACAAAAGCTATCAAATCATGCACTAAAGCTAATCGAGATATCTGTTTGCCAGAAGGTGGTGGTAGCTTGATATAAGCCTTATCCCATCCATAAGCGAGCCAATCCTTAGGTATATCAACCCATTGTGCTTTATATCCTTTAGGCTTGATGCTCGGTAATCTTCTGGCAGTTCTCATACTTTCTTCGAACCAGCTCCACAATGTGTAGCTGTCTACTTCAATAGTAAATCGCTGTAAATTCTTTTCAGCTCTCATTTACCATTACACATCATCTTTGCATAGTTCAATGCATCAGTATGTGTTTCTTTATCGTTTAGTTTATCAATCCATTCTGAATAACGATCTCTTGATAGTTTGTATAACATCTGATTACGATACTTATGTTCCATATTCTGATGATAAGTTCTTCCACTATCGACTACTGATCGATACTTCATAGATTTAATCTTTGCTATGTGCTTTACCATATCTTTTATTTCCACGACATTACTCCTCTCAGTTGATTTATTAGTTAATTCATTTAGTTGATTATTAGTAAATTGGGGGATCAGTGCTGATCTATGTTCCGATCTGTTCTGATCTATGTTGCGATCAGTGCTGATCTCTGTTAGGTACTCAACTGATCTATAATCAATGCTGTAATCGTTAGCTCTGCCTGGATATCCTTTGACATTACGAACAAGATAACCACAATCAATTAACTTTTTTATTCCTCTTCTAGCAGAGATAAGGGATATGTTGGCATCATCTGCAATGCGTTGTTGAGAGGGAAATAGTTTTCCAGTTTTATTGTTAGCTCTATCCAAAAGATAAAACATCACTCTGCGTGAAGTATCGTTAAGCCGACAATCGGCATTAACGAACTTTAGGAGTTTCCACTTATTGAGGAGCATTGCCTTCTAGCCTGTCTTTCACAATCTTGTTCATATTTAGTCCACCAAAATTTGTTTTCTTCTATTAGCTTTTTGTAATGTTTTGCTAAGTCTTTCCAAATAGGGTGAGGTGCATTATTTTTTTGCATTAAAAACCATTCTGTTTTCTGTAAGTTGAAGAGGTATCATTTCGACTATGCAGCCGCCTGGCAGATAGATTTCTGCTCCTCTGTCGTTATCTTCTAAGCATTGGGAACGATAAACGATCCAATCCCCAGCTATTTTAGGGTTAGGCACCACATATCCACACTCCATGACATATTTAGCTGAACCATCAAACTTGTCTTTCCAGCCAGTTTCTTCTGTAGGATCACGCCATATAACTAGGTTAATATTCTTGGATTTTCGAACTGCGAGCTTAAAATAGTCCATATAGGTCTAAATTTATCATTAAAAGACCATATATGACCATATACCTTTGTTAGAACATTTTAGTAGTTATACATAGACATTTTAGTTCTATTTGATATCTTGTCTTTGTGAATACAATAAATAATAATCCTCTTTTTATGAAACATAGGCTTAAATTTTTTTTTGAAGAAGGAAAAAAAGTAGGTAAAAACCAAAAAGAGTGTGCGGAATATCTGGGTATTACACATAGAGCTATGAATAGAATAGTGAGCAATCCAGAGCATGATTTAAAAGCCTCACAAATAAACAAAATAGCTTCCTACTTAGAAATTACACCAGTAGAAATATATCAAGAACCTATTCTTAAATTAATTAATTGTTTTCAAGATAAAGACGACCATGTTTATTTTTACGATAATAAAAAAGAATCTCATTTTTTAAATTTACCAGCTAGTTCTCATAAAGAGTTAAGAAGAAAAGATTTAATTACAATGCAAAATTTAAACAAAACTAGAGAGTGGGATTTTGGTTTTATCTTATTTTTTACACCATTTATTGATCCAAGAACTATTGATAAAACTGAGGTATTTGGATTAATAGAGAGTGAAGATAAATCTCATTATGAGCTTTGTGTTCTTCGTAAACCAACAACAAACCTTAGTAATAATAGATACAATGTCAGTTCTTTTATGAGTTTTCATGTAAGACAAAACATGGAAGTAAAAGAAATTGCACAGTTCATGGCTAGTTCTAATGCTAAAATGTTTAATTACAAAACTGTTCAACTTTAATTTTTTAAAATACGTTATCCACAACTAATTGCGTCATTTACACTAGATATCTACCTAACTGTCAATTAAATAGTCTTCAAATGTCTATTTAGACATTTACTTGCACCTTTATATAAAGTTTAATAGTTGCATATATGAACAGTAGTATTCCACAGTATTTCTTAGATAAAAACCTCAACCATTTCTCACCAAGCCAAGCAAATATGCCTGTAGATCAGTGGTATTGGAAATATTTTATTTGCGACCAGGAAACAAGAAGATCTTTTAAAGGTTCCTCTAAGATGAACTCTGGTGTGCAAGTAGGTAATGGATTAGATCAGTGGATTACTAGTGGCGTGCAGCCAAAAACTATAAGTGAAGTTAAAGGATCAAAGCCATACCTTGCTATCGATGACAAAGATAGGCTGCAAGTAGATCAAGATAAAGAATCTTTCTTACCGACAATATTAAATGCTTATAAGGCTTATGAAGAAGTAGGTATTCTTAAAGAAGATAAAATATTGTTTGAAAATTACGTTTCTGGCACCTTCAATGACATAGTTATACCAACCATAGGTAGAACAGACGCACAATCAAAAAACATTATCATAGAGCTTAAAACTAAGTGGAGATCACAAAAAACTGGCACAAAAAAAGATGGTACACCTTATGCTGCTTCTAAGTCTAGCTCTCCTAAAAAACCTAATTATAATCACTTATTACAAACTGCCTTTTATTATTCTTTTACAAAAGATGTCAAAGCATTTTTGGTTTACGCCAGTGAAAAAGATTACGCCATCTTTGATATAGACGAGTATTTCCCTAAAGATTTAATGCACGAATTTAGAAATAAACTTTTAGTTAAACAAAACTTGGCATCTTGTTTTGATGGTAGAAAATTTATTGAACCAGATTTTAGTCATTTTAGTTGGGATATAGGAACAGAACATTTAGAAAAAGCAAAGGAGTTTTATGGATACAACAGAAAAAATAATTAAGTGTCAGAACAAATTAAAAGAGGTAGAAGGCATAAATTTAAAAGGGAATCATTACACACCAGTAAAAGATAGATTAAGAATATTTAGAGAAGTTTTTGGTATGGAATATGAAATGCGTACTGATTATGAATACAGAGATAAATCTATTATCTGTAAGTCCTGGCTACAAAAAGATGAAAAAATTTATGCAGTAGGATTGAGTGAAGTTTATAAAAATTCAAGGTCTAATAAAGTCATTGAGATGGCACAGACTGTTAGTCTAGGTCGTATGATGAGTGCATTAGGTTTGGATGGAGGCGAGTTTGCTAGTGCTGACGAGATAGCAGAGTTTATTTCAGAGCAAAGCGAGCAACAAGAGAACTCCGCAAATGAGAGTGGTACATCAATAGAGCCTCCTAAAACAAAAATTGTGCCACTCTCAAAAAAGAAAGACGATGAGATTATAAAATTATTTGATAGTGCAAAACATTTAGGAGATGTCGAAGAGGTTTTTTCTAAGCATAGAGATCAGATAATTAATAATGAAACTTTGCAACAAACATACAACAAAAAGAAAGAAGGAATAAATGAGTGGTTATGAATTAAAATTAGGAAAAGGTAATATGTTTACAAACGACACTAAAAAAGAAAGTGATAAACATGATTATTATGGAACTATATCAATGCCTAGAGATGTAAAAGCTGGGGAACAAATTAAATTACATGGGTATAAGAACATGGCTGATAGTGGGAGAAAGTATATTGGGTTCCAGGTATTGGATAAAAGAGAAGATGATCTGTAATGTCAGAGGCGTTTCATCAACTTAACAGAACTTCAGTACAACAAGAAAAGTATGATGCTTTTGATAGCTATACCAGAAAGGTTAGAGATTTAGTAATTGTACAAAGAGAAGATCAGCATGGCGATTTTAAAGAAACTCATGCTGACATAGCAACAGTTTGGAATTTAGTTTTAAAAAATAAATTAAAAACAGAATTAAGATCTAGTGATGTAGCTCTATGTATGGCTGCACTTAAATTAGTAAGATGTACTAAGCCTGGTTTTAATCAAGATAACTATGATGACCTAGGAGCTTATACTGGTATTACAAAAGTATTAAAGCTGCAAGAAACTGGCAGCATACCACCAGCACAAGGTCATATTAAGGAGAGCAATGACACCTAAACAAGCAAAAGTTTTAGTAGCGTTGAAAGATTATTGGAACGAAAACCAGTATGCTCCTACATATTCAGAGATGGCTAAAGTTTTAAAATATAAAACTGCTAATGTTGTCAGCAACATGGTTTTTCAGTTAGCTAAAAAGGGATATGTGACTGTCTTACCGAACACCGCCAGGTCTATAGAGATCACACAAAAGGGAAAAGAGTATGGAAAAAATTAATAATCCATTACCTATAATAAAGAAAATTCTAAAACAAATTGAAAAAGAAAATAAGAATTTAAAAATAGTAAAAGAGAAAACTATGAATAATAAATTTGGAGAAGAAAAAATAATCCTTGGCAAGAGAAATCTATCATAGTAGGGGAGATGAATTTAATGAGTGGCACCGCAGTATTAAAGATAAGATAGCTGCTATAGATATTGACCTGGTGTCAGTCTGTAGAAAATGTTATGAGCCACTTTGTTTATATGAAACTGCATTTGATAAAAATCAAACCCATAAAACTTGCACCACAACTAGACGATTAGCACAAAGAGCTAGCTTACCGAGCTTTTTAATATTTTATAATATACCAGTGACCAGGCTAAGAATTACTCAACTCACACCCACATATAAAAAAGAAAGAATTATCAAGCCTCTTACATTGAAAAGGTATTTTAGTAAACTACAAGAAGATCACATAAAAGAATGTCATCAATAATAAAAAAAAATTTAAAAGTTTTATCTCTTGGTGCTGGGGTTCAATCATCCACACTAGCATTAATGATACAAAAAGGTGAAATACCTATGGTTGATTGTGCTATCTTTGCTGATACTGGAGCTGAACCTAAAGAAGTTTACGATTGGTTAGAGTGGTTAAGAGATGAATTATGGTTTCCAGTTTATATAGCAAAGCACAGAAATTTAAAAGATGATATTTTAAATGCGGCTTTAGGATTACATAAAGATTTTGATGCACCTTTTTTTACAATAAATAAAAAGACTGGTAAAAAGGGTATAATGCGGAGAAAGTGTACTGCGGATTACAAAGTTAAACCAGTCACACAAAAAATAAGATCTATTTTAGGATATAATAAAGGCGAAAGAGTTATTAAAGGCACAAAAGTAGAATTAATTATGGGTATTTCTTACGATGAAATGCAAAGAATGAAAATAAATCCATTAAAATACATTAAAAATAAATATCCATTAGTTGAAAGATCAATTCGTAGGCATCATTGTATTGAATGGATGAAAAAAAATAATTATCCAGAACCACCTAGAAGTGCTTGTACTTTTTGTCCTTTTCATTCAAACAAAGAATGGAGAAGAATAAAAGATAATAAAAAAGAATGGGATGATGTTGTAAAAATGGATAAATTATTACGAGCTAAAGAACACAAACTTGATTCAATTTTGTATTTACATAGAGATTGTAAGCCTATTGATGAGGTAGATTTAAGAGAAAAAGATGAGATTTCTGGTCAATACTCATTTTTAGACGAGTGCGATGGGTATTGTGGGTTATAAAATCTCTATAAAAGACCATACAGAGGGTTTTAATAGGGTACCCAGTATGATTGGATACCCCTAAAATTGGTTAATTATTAGTTTCTCTAAAATTATTCTCACAAGCAAGTTTTGTAGTTTCAGTAGTATAATCAATATAATCTTGTTGAGTTAATTCGTCTGCGTGACCTACTTGTAGTCTAATATCAGTAGCATCTAAAAGTCTTTGGTCACCAGTTTTAAGATTTTTCATTTTAGTCATAAAATATCTTCTAAAACTTTTTGTTGTCATTTGTATAATACCAAGTTCTTCTCTCATTTTTTGAATAAAAGTATGAACATAAGCCTCTTTAAGTGTAGTAAAAATTTTAAATTCGGAGATATCTTTAATATCATGTAGTAATATTGCTTGTTTACTTACATAAAATTGAAAATGAGGCTGTATATCTCTATTAAACCAAACTACCCTTACGCCTTTGTCATTAGGGTTTTTTCTTAAACTACCAGCTTTTGTTTTTTTTACTCTGTCTGGTGAACATTGAGATTTAGAGATAGTAAGATCTACATTTTTCCAATCAAAATCTTTATATTCCAAAGGTAAAACTTCTTCAATTCTTGTTCCAGATGCCAGTTGAATTTTAATAGCTAACGCTGCTTGTCTTTCCAAATTGATATCACCACCCTTGCCAAATTTTAAAGCTGCATCTAAATAATTATGAACTTTAATTATATCTTGATCTGATAAAGGTACTTTATTATCAATACTTGGTTTGTATTTAGGAGGCTTAACCATAGAGCCAACATCTAAAAAATCTCTGGTTGCAACTTCTCTAATTTGTTTTCTTTGTTTTAAGTAAACAAGCATAGCATGAATTTTTTGGAAACATCTTTCTTGTTGTCTTTTAGATAAATTAAATTTTTTATCTTTTAATCCATTTAAAATTTTATCTTCTACAAAAACACTATCGATATCATTTATGTCTGTTTTTAAATCTACATCTGTTTTGTAAATTACTTCAATATTTGATTTGTAGCCTTTAGCAGTTTTTGGTTCAATACCCTCATTACCTTCTGGATCATTTAATCTGTCGTCACTTAAAGTATCCCAGAACATACAAATTTTTTTTATTCCTTCTTCTAAAGTGATGTTAGCTTTACCATCTGTAGACGGTAAAATATTATTTTTATTTTTTAACTCTTCTCTTTTAGCATAACCTTTTTCTACTGCGTCTTTAGAAGTGTTTGCGTAAACATAAGCATAGAGATAATTACCATCTGCATTTCTGCCATTAGGTATTCTAACTCTCCATACCCATTTGCCATTGTTTTTAACTTTGTGTGCTTTCATACTTATTAAGATAGGTATTATAACACCAAATACAACACCAAATTAACACCAAATTAGACTAAATATACTTAGTATACAGACATCAACATTATTGTGTTATTCAAGTTTTTCAGTATTTTTTTGTTGATATACTTTGTTTTATTTTGGTTTTCAAGACCGCTAACCACCATTGAAAAATATAGTTTTTTTTATTTTAAAATGCAATAACACCAAATTAAACACAAATTAAACTACAACATTTTAGTATGGCGGAAGGGGTGGGATTCGAACCCACGAAACACTTTCATGTTTGCTAGTTTTCAAGACTAGTGCAATCAACCAACTCTGCCACCCTTCCCATAGGAAGGGTATTTTATATCTTATTTTTTCTTTTTAGGAAACCCAGCTTTCATGTTCTTGTAAGCCTTTGCTGAGATAGTTGAGTTCTTCTTAGATCTTGAGATTCCTTTTTTACGCCTAGAATTAATATTACTATAAAGTCCTTTACCTGGCATTATATCCACTCCTTGTTTGTGTTGTATTTATTATGCTGACAATCCCAGCACATCCATTGTACACCATCGCCTATACATAGGTTTTTCTGGCAATCAGTGCATCTTCTCCCAGCTTCTTTAGTTTCATCCATAAGTTCGCCAGGGGATTTCTTTTTGCCTTGTTGAAATAAATCTAGATATTCTTGTTCTCTAAGGCTTCTGCTCAGTTTGCTTGACAATTTCTTGTTCTATTTCGTTCATTTTTTTATTAATAACTAACTCACCAAAGTTGGCATTTCGATATTGTTGTTTCAGTTGTTTTTCAACATCTAATCTATTAATTAAAAAGACCTCATTCTCTTTCATCTCTTTAATTATCTTATTTAACTCTCTGATTTTGCTCTTTAATTTGCTATTTTTATCTCTTAAAAATAAAATTTCTTCTTTAATCACCATTATAATGCTGAACTAATTATTGAAATAACAATAAGAGCTGCTGCTCCCATCAAAAATAACTGAAAGTTTCTATTTAAACTATTCCATATTGATTTTATTTTTTCCATATTTCCTCCTATTTTGATTTATTAGTAAGTTTTTCTACTGTTCTGAGAGATGACAAACCCAGCATTGCTACTGTTAATTCCATCATAACGTCTAATGGAAGCTCTGGTTTATCAGCAGTTGGCAGTATCCAACTAAGCATTGGCTCTATAATAAAAGCATAAGCGAAACCAACACCGCAAACCCACATTAAAAAAGGTCTAGCACCAGCAACAAACATAGACCTATGACCAGCTTGAACCTTATTAATCTCTGCTTGTATGAGTGCTGGTTTAGCAGCTAGTCTTTCTTTAGCTATTTCTAAAGTTAGTGTTTCTTCTTTGCTGGTAAATAAATTATCTAAAACTGAACCTACAGCTTCTACTGGTTCTTTTATTGATCCAGTCATTCCAAGTAGTTTTGCAATCATTTATGCCTCCCTTATGAGTTCTACTAATGGTTTGTATCTAGTTTCTAGTTGACGATAGAGCTTTGAATCTTCTAATTCAAATGAAGCCTCCACAAAGTTTTGATCTTGGATTGCAGCTTTAAATAATTTAAAGCCAGCTAAACGACTAGCACCAATGTTAAAAGCAATCTCCACTACTACAGAGATTATTTCATCTGGTACTACGACATCACCAATAAATTTTTTTGCATCTTCTTTTGCTATTGCATAATCCTCTTTAAAGACTGCTTCTGCTTGTGCTTGCGTATATGTTATGCCTGGCTTCCAGGGATCACTAGCAGTACAGAGGTGACCATAAAAGATAGTGGGTGCGGCTGCACCTAATAGGGGATCATCATAAATTTTTAGAACGCAACCTTCGTGAAGTTTTATTCTTTCTTTTGTTTCTAAATCGTATTGTTCCGTCATCATAGCAATATACTATTTTCACTCCTAATTTTTTTTGTTCATCTGATAATGAACGATTAATAATTGTTCCTTTTTGTTTGCCAGTTTTTCTACAAGAAAATGATTTGACATCTATAAAGAGTTGGTCGTTTGTTTCTGGGTTGATAGCTATAAGATCTATAGGAGAAGTAGAGGAGGTTATGGATGTAAATATATAATAACCTTTTTCTGCGAAGTATTTAGATACTGCAAACTCTGACGCTGTACCTTTAGCGTGCTTCTTATCCAATAATATCTCTGACTAAAATAATTAAATTAGCAAAGACTGCAAAGCCGACAGACCATAAAACAAAATTAATTTTTTTTATGTCAGCTTGTATATGTGTTAGATGGTTGTTCTTAATTATAGAAATATCTTTTTTAATAAGTTCTACTTCTAAATTTAGTTTGTTTATCTTATCACCTTGTGTTGCCATTACTTAACTACCGCCATGTTATTTAGTGGGTTCTCTAATGCTTTTTGTATTCTTAATACTAGATCTGCCTCTAGCTCCTTGATGATATCTTCAAACAACCGCAGCTCATCTCTAGTTTTGTTCTTAATACTATCGACCATACTTTCTATGTGTCTGTTATCTTGTTCCATCTGTCTAATATCAGTCTTTAAATCATTTTTGAGTTCGGTAGCTACACCAGCCACCAATTCTATTTCAGATAACATCATGCTCATTTCACCAGATATCATCTCAATTTCTTGTTGCACCAGGTCAATGCGTTTATCAAAGCCAGATAGATCTGGAGCTGTATAATTAAGCATTGTTTCTTTCATGTCTTGGTAATCTTTATAAGCAACAAAACCACCATACAAACCTCCGACAAGTGTACCTAGAGCTATGAGTAATCCAAAAATTTTACCACCCTTAAATTTTACTCCGCCAAATTCTGCTTCCATATCAATACTGTGAGTTAATCAACTGCTCCATTAAATTGTTTTGTGCTGATTCAAATAATCCACCATAAGGATCTGGTATCATTTCTTGTACTGGCAAGGATTGATTTTGAAATGCAATAGGCTCTATTAGTTCTTTACTAGTGTATTCATTAAATGCCTGGGTATCTGTAAGGATAGCCATCAATGCCATTGTTTGAGCTTGTGATCCTGGATTATTCTTATCTGTTTTTTCCATAATTTTTTTTACAATCTTTTCTTTTACTTCTTGTTTTTTTTCAGCTGTTAAGGTTTCTCTGGGTTCTTCTTCTTGCTCTTGTTCTTCTGGTTCTGGTTCAGCTTCCTCTTCTGTAGTTTCTTCTGGTTCTGATCCTTCAACATCATCAGTAGTGGGTTCTGGTTCGCTGGGTTCATCAATATTCTCCTGGATTGTTTCTTCAATGGCAGCTTCCATTTCTTGCTCTAGCTCCATCTCTAGCTCCATCTCGATTTCCATTTCAATCTCCATGTTCATTTCCATTGTCTGAGCATCAGCAACTTCAATCTCAATGACTTCGATAATCTCAATCTCTTGCACTACCTCTAAGTCTGGCAGCTCTATGTCTGTAATTTCTATTTCTATTTCAATAGGTTGGTCAAATATTTCTGGCAGATCAATCTCAATTTCAACAACATCTGGTATATCTATTTGTTCAACAGCATCATCTATAATGTCGATGATTTCATCAATTAAAACATAAGTTGTATACTCAATAGCCAGGTAAGGATCATTGATGATTGCTCCATAATAGCCGCCTGTGTAGCCAGCATCAACTCCATAGATTGAAACTTGGCTAAAGATATCTGCATAATTGTTAGGATCTATTGTTTGTGAGAATTGATAGTCTTTCAATCCTCCATAATCTAATTCTATATAATGGTTAAAAGTATTTATGGTGATCCCATCTGGATCAGTAAGTGTTAAAGTATAATCAATTATATCTCTGCAATCACCGCTAGTTTCTATACATGAGGGTAGGTTAGCATTACTGATATGACTTTCAGATCCAAAACCATAAGACATTTCAAATCCCTGGTTCAGTTCCTGGATAGATAAACCACCATCATTAATCAAACTTATTTGATCTGATGTTATAGTTCCTCCACCATCAACTTCTCCTCTAGTGTTGCTATGACCAAAACAAACTTGACCTGGATCTAATGTTCCAGAATAAGAACAAGTATCAGAGCTGACTAATCCAGTTTGATCCCAGGTATCAGCTTCATCTAATAAGTTTCCAGTATTAAGAGTTTCTGCTTTAGAGTAAGAGGATAACAGAAAGAGCCATAAGAGCAAAATCTTTAAGACCATCGTTATTTACCTCAGTTGTTTCTTTGACTGCATTTGTTGTTCGCCATTGTTCATAGTCTGGTCGTTCTTCTGGATGTTCATCCCAGTAGTCTTGTGCATCTTGACCAATCAAACCTTTACCAGCTGGACAGGGTGAGCCACTTCTCTCTAATGCAGTAAATACAATAGGTTCAGTACAAAGAACATTTAAAGCTGAAACTTTCATATTAAATTGCCAGAGTAGCTTTGCATATTTTCTTTTATTACAATCTAAATCTTCAAATGCTTTGCCAGTAGCTATGCCTAGTACCTGGGTTTGTATGCCAATACTTCCCCCTGGTATATAACAGCTATCATTTTGCATAATATTAAATGGAGGAGCAGAAGCAGTTGGAACTGATTTATCTACAGTAGTTGAGGCTACAGTATTACTCGACACAGTATTGGTGTTAGCTCTAGCATCTGTCAATACAGCCATAGAAGTAAATAAAAATAATATTAAAAATAGTTCTTTCATTATGTTGATTGTAGTTCTTTAGAGGTACAAAAAGTTGTGAGATATACATTTGGTGTACGCATTACATAGTCTGCTAAGTCTATAGCTGCTTGTTTGCATTGCTCTAGACTTTCGTACATTGGTTCGTGTCTAATTTCTGTTATACAAGTATCCTTTAATGTTATTCCTGGTGATTGAACGCAAAGCCAGAAGATTAAAAAAACCTTCATCTACATAAACATTCGCCACTACATTCGCACATTGTTTCTTCCTTTACAGATACAGTCATAACCTTCATTGCATTTACACATTATGATTTAGGATTTGCGTCTTTGACTGCTTTAATTCTAACTTTCCAAGCATCTATGTCTTTATAGATCTCATCAAGCTGATCGCCAATATCACCATAAGCTGTTCTTCTTGTAGCTCTGACAACATTGTTAGCTTCTTCAGTATTACCAGC